GATGTAAACGGTGACGCTTGAATTGATTTGCGCAACGATAGGGGAGTCATTCAAATCAATAAGAGTCAGATTCAGATATCCGGCAATTGCCTGTGTGTATATATCGGTACGACCCGAGCCGAGATTGAGATTGGCCAGAGTCACATCTTTGTATTCGACTCCATCAATTTCAATGCTCCATGTTGGAGTCCACAGCGTCATGCAAATGTCAATCTGTTTGCGCCTAGAGTTCCTCGAGCATTTGAGCGATTGAGCACATCGACGATTGTGCGTGCTGTGCCTTCGGCATCGATTGCACCATTGACCGTGATGTTGATTGTAGATCCGCCCATTGCGCTGTTCGGGACAATCGTGCCGTTTGATCCAGGGACAAACAGCTCCGCGCCCTGCTCGCCTACAACGTAGGGAGTACCGCCCGTTACTGATCCGCCAGCTGCTCGGAAGCCGCCAAATGCCGAGCTTATAGCTCCCGAAATTCCCTTGACAACGGGATTATTTGCAACGATTGAGATTAGACTTTGAATGGCATTCACAACGGAATTGATAATGTCAAAGAGAGTTTGAAATCCCCGAATAAGCAAACCTACAACATCAATGATAACTCCGAGAGCGATGCCAATTCCTTCAATTGCCAACTTAAAAACTCCGCCCATAAACGGTGCAACAAAATCTTTCAAGAATCCAAAGAGAGCTTTAAATTCGTCTTTGTTATCCATAACGGCATTTTTTATCTGATCAAAAGCAAATTTAAAGCCCGAAAGTACCGGCAAGAATATTGACTTTATGAGATCAATGTATGTCTTGAAAGTGTTTGTCAATCCTTCTTTCCCGCCAATTGAGCCAATAAATCCTGATACCGCTGGAATGACAGTCTTGACAATTGTGTCAATCATTGGCGTGATTGCATCTAACACAAAGGATCCGACTGTCTCTTTGCCTTCATCAATTGCAACTTTTAAACGCTGCATTTTGCCGGCAAATGTGTCAGCTTGAACGGCGGCTTGACCTTCAAATGTACCAGCTAAAGATTTTGTAATTTCATCTAGCGACATAGTTTTGAGCTGTGCCGAAGATAGTCCAACGCCTAATTTTGCGAGAGCTCCGGTGTTGCCTTCGGCAGCCTTTGCCATTGCATTAGTGACGGCCTCAAGTGACTTGCCACTACCGGCAGCGACATCAATGGCAACAGATTGCAGCTTAAGAGCTGCGTCAGAATCTTTTGTGGCACGAATAAGTCGATCTAGCGATGGGCGAAGCTGCTCATCCGTCAAGCCTGTCAATAAAGAAGTTTGAAGTATTTGGGCTTCAATTGCGGAGATTTGTGAATCGGTTGCATTGGTAACGTTTTGTAATGTAGTCGCTAGTTTTGCTTGAGCGACTTCATCGGCCATTGCAGATTCGACGCCTTGCTTAAGTAGCACAGCGCCATAGGCAAGTGCAGCCGCTCCAGCGACCGCAAATGCCGCTCCGGCCATCTTGCCAAACTTTCCAACCTTAGATCCAAAGCCTTCCACTTCATCGGTCGCGCCTTTGACTCCGCGCTTGAGTTCATCAAAGTCCGCGTCAAAGGTAATCTTTACTTTTGGAATTCCGGCCATTAGTCGAGCCCCAATTTCCTCACGACGGTTTGAACCATCTCGGCATATTCACGCGCCACGATTGGGACGTAATAATCGACGGCGGGTGTAATCCAATACCCGCGCTTATTTTGTGGAGCTTTAAATCGGTCGGTGTACGCACGTCCTAGACTGTCCACGCCTTTATGTGAACCGAATTCTGTTCCCCACAGTAGAGCGCCAGCGGGTGCGGATTGCTGGCGAACTTTTGCGCCTTTGCCCGACTTCGATGCTTCGCCGCCCCATTTACGTCCGACCTTTTTTGAGCCGCCGACGTCCACGCGAATCAATCGATCTCGCTTTGCTGTAATCGTTTCGGCGACAAGTTTAGTCTGTGGAGCCGGAGCGGATTGGCTAAACATTAACAATTGACCCGCAAGTCTGTTTGACAATGGGAGCGCACCATCTCGAATTTCTTGCTGTGAATCTTTGTCAAGCTTATTGAGTAAGCCAATGAGATTGCGAAATTCGACAGGATCAACGGTGATTGAGAATGTTCCTCTTCCCGCTTTATTTGCCATTTCTCTTCTCCAGGATCTCGATTGCTGTGACTATCTGCTCCGCCGTCTGCCATTCGCTCATTGGGATGTTGGTCGCAATGGCGAGCTCGACAAGTAATCGATTCAGACTTCCGACGGCGTAACTTTTGGGCTTTCTGTTTCTCCCGTTTGAACATCGGAAACTGTGTCGCACCATGCGTCATAAGGCTTGACAGGCTTGCCAGCCGCTTCGCGCTTCATCGCGTGATACGCCAGGAAGAGAAGATCGGAAATTCCTATCTTCTCACTTGCCTGTTGAATCGAAAAGCCTGTCTTAGATTCCCACTTTGCCCACTCCGGTGGAGCTGCAACATAGGTTGCAGACTCTCCGGATGAGTATTCAATTGTGATTTGTGTGCGCATGCTCCCGATCTCCTTTTAACTAAATGTTTCGGTTGGTGTTCCCACTACTTGAAAAGATAGTGAGACTGTTTGTGCGTCCGGTGCTGATCCGCCGACTGATGGATATGTCGGCAAGATATTGCAAGCAAACACGGCGCCTGTGGCAGCTGTAAGTGATGCGGCCAGGGTTGTGTTTGGTGCGCTCTCTGTGGCTGTCCAAAGTGATTCACAGAGAGATCCAACAGCGCCCCAATCTGCAAGCATTTCCACGTTGAGCATCCATGAATCATCAATTGCCTTGTATGCGCGTCCATCAAGTGTTTGATAAGTTTCGATGACGTGATCTGCCTCGAGTGAGACTGTTGTCGCTTGTGCGTCGTAAGTAACGGTCGCGATCGTCAATGCGAGATCGCGTCCTGTGATGACGGTCGTTGCCATTATTGCTCCTAGTTTGTTTGTGTGTATTGAGTAGAGATGTCTATCTCACAAGCGAGAATTTCTGACCCGCTTGCAAGTGTCATAGGGATTGGATTTGACACGGATCCCACCGTGTAACCTGCCGGAATAACCGCCAGAATGCTCATGACTAGTTTCTCGATGTTGTCGAGAGCTGCATTGTTGGAATACATTGCGACTCCAACGGTGATTACTAAATTTATTTTGACCCGCGTCGATGTGCCAATGAGATTGGGCTCGAGATATGGCGTGTTTGGTACGATGGCCGCAAATGGTACTTGTGGCGCTTCCGGCACGGCATCGTAAGGATTGATTGCAACGCTTGAGATTGCTGTTTTTAAAACTCCGCGAATATTGACGGCGATGGATGATGCTGTCATGCGAGCATCGCATCCTGGTCAAGTGACTTGCCGAGAATACCAATGACGCGATTAAGAAGTCCACGTCCCATGCGATACGGAGTTGGCTGGAAATCAATGCCTTCAATTTGTCCGCCGGCAGCTGTAATTGATTGAAAGACTTCGACTGACACGACAATGATTGCTTCATACACGGCCGGATTCGACGCGTAAATTGTAGCTGCGTCATAGCCTGTGAGATAAGTCGTCCCATGCGGAATGACAGCATTGCGATCAATGTCCGCGTTAGTTTTGGCGTAGGAAAATTCATAAGGTGACGGCACTCGAGTCACACTCTTAGTCCCATCAAATGTTGCGTCTCCAATTGCGACGACGACACTTGATCCCACGATGTAATTGTGAGGAGTGTTGGTGACTAGCGTTGCCACATTGTCGCGAATGCCTCTATCGGTGACGGCCGATGAGTACGAGACAAGTAGCGGCAATATGACAAGCTCGCTTGTATCTATAACCTTTTGGAGATATGCATCAGAATAAAGAGAAGAGCTCACCTGCAAGACATCCCGTAGCTGCGTCGGAGTGACTAGCGACATGAGCTCTTCCCTTCGTCTGCTCGGCTAGCTCGGGAGCGAACTAGCCGATGTTTGAATGTGGCGAATTACGCCTTGTTATTCTTGAAAGCGCCAGCGCCGAGCTTTGTAGCAATTGCGCCGTAGCCGTACATCATGATGCTTATGGATCCGCTGGCGATGACATCGGCTCTTAGCTGATAAGTCGCGCTCTCATACCATGTGTAAGCTTCAGGATCAACGATAAGAATTGAGCCATCGGTATCTGTGCCGGCAGCTGTGTTTGCTGTGACATAAAGATCAAGACCAGCAACATTTCCACGGATTGATTGTGGAGTTACTTGTCCGCCTGTGAAGTTATTTGTACCGGCAGACACATTGTAAAGCGGTGCTCCGTTGTTGTTGAGTGTCATGAGATTTGACCATTGTGAAGTGTTCACAATCATGTTGCGAGCAAATCGCTGTGTGCCGTTATAAACGGAAGCTGCGCCGCGAGACACAATTCCGAGAAGTTCGGCCGCTGTTGGATATGTTGCGACTGTTGTTGCGTCAGCTGTTGCGCCGGTAATTATTGCTGCATTTACAGCTGTATCTGTCACCTTTGCGTACTGTGCTGCCATGTTGCGCATCAATTCTTCAATGAATGCTGGAGAAGAGCGATCGAAAAGCTCGACGCTAAATGTCTGCTGTCCGGCATACTTCTTGACATCAACAGAAATAAAAGCTGCATTCTGATCTGTCTCTGAAGGTGCTGCCGCTTCAGCTGTAAGTGCCACAGTTGGAAGAGCTGTGATTTTTGGAATCTCGAATGTCATACCTGCATCCGGCAATGTGCCGCGTGAGATTGCATCGATGTTTGAGCGGGTTGCATTTGCAAGGCCGTTGATGACCTGTGTGAGCTGGCGTGTAGGAATAAGACCAGCGTTGTCTGTGGTGTCAGCTGCCGCGCGAACATACTCGCGAGCTTCATCTGATCCGAGAGCTGCCTTGATTGTCATTTCAAGCTGCTTGTGTGCAGAGAAATCCATTCGTGGCTTTGTATATGCAACCGCTGTTGCGGATGCTGTTACTGACTGTGCGGCTTCTACCGTCTCGACGGTTTCCGCGTTTGTGACGGTGTTATCCACTTCGTCTCCTTCTGTTGTTGGTGGTACTTCTGCATCCGCTGTGGATTCAGAAATTTCCTCTTCTTCCGTTGCCGCTACTTCGGCGACCCTTGCAGATCGCACGGCCGGCTCGCTGACAAGTGCGACGCCTGTGAGCTCTCCCATGAGCACGCGCATGGTGCCGTCTTTTTCTTGCACATAATCTTCGACAGCCAATTCAATTGAGAATCCATCGCGAAGTCCGTCCATCGCTTCGACAAGTGCATCCGTGCCGGCTGTGGT